TATGCCATTAAGTTAAATATGAATTAAATTAATCACAATTATAAATGTCAAAGAAAATTAAAGAGTTTGAGTTCAAGCAAAAGTGGTTCGACTTTATGAAGTATAAACCACACGCAGGACAAAGGAAATTACACTTTCCTGAAAAACCTGACGCATCTTATTTCGTAAACATCTGTGGTAGAAGATATGGTAAGACTACTGCAGCATTTCGAGAAGCAGAATTTTACGCAGCACAACCGAATAAAAAGATTTGGCTTGTTGGACTATCTTACAAAAAATCACGATTAATGTTCCGAGAAATCTGGAAAGATATGGTTGCAGGTAAAGCAAATGATATTGACAGAGCATCAGAAAAAGAACAGTATATTAAGTTCAAGTGGGGAACAACCGTAGAAGGTATGTCCTGTGAAAACCCAGACTCGTTAGTTGGGGAAGGTGTAGACTTATTGATTATTGACGAAGCAGCAAAGATGCCAAGAAAGATTTGGGATATGTATTTATCTCCAACCCTAATCGATAGAAAAGGTAAAGCTATTTTTATTACTACGCCTGAAGGGTTTAATTGGGTGTATGATTTATTCTTGTTAGGTAAGAGTGATCCGAAATGGTATTCACATCAATCTCCAAGTTGGGAAAATGAATATGCGTTTCCTGATGGTGAGAATGATTCATTCTTGCAAGAAAGAAAACGAAATATGTCCAAAGAATTATTTGACCAAGAATTTGCTGCCAAGTTTACTTCTATGGAAGGACGAGTATATCCATTTGATAGAAACAAAGATATGGGTGATGTGCCTTATCAAGAAAACTTACCTACTTATTGTTCAATGGACTTTGGGTATAGAATGCCATCAGTATTATGGTTTCAAACATTTAAGCAAGATGGTAATTGGCATATCAATATCATTGATGAAATTATTCACGAACGAAATATCCCAACTGATAAACTTGCAGAGATGATAAAGAAAAAGAATTATCCAGTAATGACATATTATGGCGATCCAGCAGGTAGTTTTGTTCAAGGACAATCAGGTATGGGAGATATTCATATCTTACGCAGACACGGAATCTTTGTAGAGTATCGTATGGATAGATTATCTCGTGATATACAAGCAGGGGTAAGTTATTGTCGTGGATTCTTTGAAAATGCAGATGGATTACGCAGAATAAAAGTCGATAAGAAATGCGTAGGTATTGCAGAAGATTTTGAAGGATATAGATTCCCAGAAGCACAAGAAGGTAAAGCTATTTCTAACAATCCAATCAAAGATGGATACTATGAACACGGTTGCGATGCTTTCAGATATTTTATATTGAATAGATTTCCAATTAGAAGTAACTTCATTGGAAGAATATCACGATAAAAGGAATACTTTAATGGTTTTAACAGCACGAGAAATTATACAAGATTCACTAACTAACTTTAAAGAAGAACAAGCTAAAGCTCGTAGAGAAGAAGTAAGAAAGTTTTTAGACTACTATTCTGGTTCATTAACCGAACAATATATCGAAGGATATTTTAAATCTGACGCATTCCAAGAGATTCCTCATTACAATACTAACATCGTGAAAAAATTCGTTAATCGTATGTCCAAGATTTATACCATTGGTGCAAAAAGAAATGTCAATGATAGATATTTAGATTATACTGTTGTTAAGAATGCTCGTATGAAACAAATGGAACGAATGACTCGTTTGCTTGGAACTTGTGCAACTTATGTAATGTATGATGAAGAAGAGCAACGCTTTGAGTATCGTCCTATTTATTATTTTGAACCATACTTCGGTGATAATCCTTATAAACCAGAAGCAATCGTATATCCAATGATGCACGGACACGCAGACTTATCTGACACAACAGAATTAATGTATGCCTACTGGGATAAAGATACTCATATTAAATTTGATGATAATGGTAATATCCTGGAAGAAATAGAACATAACTTAGGTGTATTACCTTTTGTATTTACTCATAGAGAAGAACAATTAGACTCTTTCTTTGTTGAAGGTGCTTCTGATTTAGTATCTGCTAATGAGCATATCAATATTACAATGACTGAAATGCAATTAGGATTACGATTCCAAATGTTTGGACAACCAGTAGTAACTGGATTGATTTCTGACAATGCCAATGTAAGAGCAGGATCAGATGAGATTTTAACTTTACCTGAAGGCAGCACTTATAATATTGTTTCTCCAGAGGGTAATGTAGAAGCTGTTATTGAAAACATTAAATGGCAAATAGAATTAGTGGCGTTGAATAATCATCTATTCGTTACTTTCGCACAATCAGGTGGTGAAGTACCAAGTGGTATCTCTTTGATGATTAAAGACTTAGAACGCCACGAAGATTTTATCGATGATAAAGAATTATATCGTCAATACGAAAAAGATTTCTACAAAGTAGAATATGCACTATCACAAGTAAACAATCTTGGACTTCCAGAAGTATCTCAATTTAAAGTAGACTTCTCTGAAGTTGAATATCCTATGACTACTCAAGATAAGATTATGTTAAATGAGTACAAGCTGAAACATAACTTAACTACACAAGCACAATTATTAGCAGAAGAAAACAAAGATTTAAGTATTGATGACGCAAGACAAATCATAGAAGCTAATAAATCAATAAACGAAGTGGAGATAGTCGATGATAACCCTGCAAGAGATTAAAGTAAATTTCAATTTTCATAAAGTGACTGGAGAAGCATTCAATATGAATATTCTCGCTTCTTTGGAAAACATGGCAAAGTTTGCCTGGAGTAAAGTACAAAAAACATTTAGACATCAAAAAGATATAACTGGTAAAAAATATGCTCCATCAACTTCTCGATACTTAGTATACAAACATCAAGGCAATCATTCTAAAATCAGAACAAATAAAATAATGACTGACACTGGTAGATTGAAGAAAAGTATCGAAGTAGACACCGATAGAGTAAATTTATCAAGTTCAGTTGGCACAAACCTATCACAATACGAGGATCATTTAAAAGATAACATATCTGGTATTCAAAGAGATAAAGCAACTTATCGTGGTTATAAAGGAGATTTTGCTCCAGTGCCACAAAGAAAATTCTTTTTTACCTCTGATGAAGAAGCGTTTGAAATCATGGAAAAAAAGATTGATAAAGAAATAGATGAGTTTTTTGATGAATTTGTAAGGAATCTTTCTACAAGTATGCGTAAACTATAATAATGGAAGATCTCATAAAAGAACTATACAAAATGGTAAAAGAACTACGAAGAATCTCTGAAGCTAATAATGAATTACTTGGTTTTATCTGTTCTAAGGTTGCACCTACCAAAAAAATATATCAAGAAGATATTAGCGTTGATAATATGATGTCTATTTCTATGGAAATGTCAGAAATCTTTGAAAAATATGATGTTATGCCTGACGAGTATGGTCTTGCTTAGATTCTAATTCTGCTAATTGTTCTAACCATTTTCTTCTTTCACTATTTGTCGGTCTGCGTGATGGCAGTGGTTCTAATCCCACTTTCTTAGCTCGTTGTAATAACGCATATCTACTTGCTCTATCCTCACGCATTTTTTGCCTGGAAGGTTTCTTACCTTTTTTAATTCTATCTAAGCGTTTCTTTTCTTTCATCTCACGCTTTTTAGGTTTGTCGTTTATGGGATTTCTTTCTGGAAGCGTATCCAGTATTTCTGTAACCTCTTCGCTTTCTGCGTCAAGTATATCCTCTGCGTCTATTTGTTCTGCCTTTAAGAACTTCTCAAATGGACTATCTACGGTTACATTGATATTCTTTACCAGTTTTCCTGAATGTTCTAATACCAGACGCCCTGCCTGGACATTACCTTCCACTGCTTCTCGTATCATACTGTTTAATACCATTGGCAACTTGGCATTGAATGATACCATATACTTTTTATAATACATATCAACAAATCGATCATCTGCAAACCAATTATGTATTGTGGTTGGCGACATATTCAATTCCTCTGCCAATTCCTTTTTAGTGATTTCTGGATTATGGATTAATATATCAATAGCAGCAAGTTGATTTGCTTTTTTTAGTTCGAGATTACTCATTTACCTTGTCCTCTGTATTTTTTCTTGTAATACTTTTTAGAACCTTTTGTCCCGTACTTCGTATTCGTGCTATTACCTTGTCGAGTTTTTTTAGCACCATTTCGCTTAATAGTACGGTCTTTAAATAATGATTTTCTCATTTGGCGTATTTCAAAATAATTCCTTTTTTCAATGGACTACCTTTTAACTTTTGTTTAATAGACTTCTTTCGTTGTCCAAAAAGTTTCTTTGGTATAAAGTTTCTGGCTGTACTGGTAGTAACATTCATTTCTTTTTTCTCTTACGCTTTTTATGGGCAGAGTTTTTCATTAGTCTACCATCTGGCATATAATGATACCCTCTTGGTGCTTTCCTGCGAGTTTTTTTGTGCTTAGGCATTATTTCTTTTTACCCTTTCTCATTTTCTTTTTTTTCTTTTTACCTTTGTGATATGGCATAGCTATCTCCTCTTTTTAAAATTGTTCTTTGGACACGATCTGATATATTCTATTCTGTTTTGTATCTGTAATCCTGTGTGTAGTCCACAATAAACTATGTCCTTTTCCTTTCCAGCAAAAGCACATCTCTTGTTGATTAAAGAACAGTAGTCAAACATACTAATCGATGTCTAATTCTTTGCGTAATGCTTTATCTGACATTGAACCTGAATTATTTATGACTAATTTTGGTACACTTGGTATTCTTTTTACCAAGAATTGCTCATCTTTACACAAGCATAATTCCAATGGATCATCAGCCATTTTCTGTTCTACTTCAAATATCTTGTCGCATTCTAAACATTTATAATCGTATTTAGGCATACACACAATTTAATCAAGAAATATTGAGAAATACCAATAAAAAACCCTCAAAATCTTGGATTTATCATCTAATATTTTAGAGCTTAAAGTAATACTTTAACTGTAATACCTATCTTTCCTATTATTAGTCGTTTACGAGAATAAACTAAAATCTTGATTTTAAATATTACCGTATTAAATTATTACTATTTAGTTAGTCATTAATCACTGTTTTGCAAGGAATATACATAGACTTACATTATGCTGACCTATCACCCTACACCCCCTTAAAAAAGAACTCTTAACAATCAAAAAAAAACTGTTTTTTTAACAATATAAAACCTCCTATAAAAACTTGGATCGATGCATTGGTCATTTTAAAAAAGTTGGGGTAAGGTTGGGGAGGTAACAACAAACAAACACGATAAAAAAAAACATAAAAAGAAAT